AAACCGCTGCGCACAACCTTCCAAGGTGAAGCGAATCCCAAAGCCAAAGCAAAAAGTGTGTTTTGATCCATTCCTGAGCCTGCCGCTTCGCCCCCCTCGCAGCCCACTCAATTTAGCGAAGACTCGGGGTGCGGGGGCGTGGGTACGTAGGCTAGCAGCCTGCTAGCAGCCGGGGCGGCGCGTGCCAGGGGCCGGGGTAAGCATTCTTTTATTGAGGCGCGGAGAGAGGGGGCGGGGGAGGGGGATTTTGCGCGCGCGTGCGTAGGGGGGCGTCTTAACTTCCGTCGAGTAAAATCAGGTTTTATGGTTTCTATAATCCTGCTTATTGCGCGAGGCTGGCAGGCGTAGCGTAGCGAAGCCAACCCAAGTATGTTGCGCGATGCAATTCCCCTAGGGGCTCCTCTCTGTAAAACAGATACCAGTATGTAATAGTTTAACCCCCTTTTTAATCTATTACCTTCTGGTATCCCTTTACGGTTGACAACTATTACCTTCTGGTATCCATTTATCCATTATGAACTGTAAAAAATGTGATGGGACAGGGGTGATTGGCGAGAAGCTGTGCGCGACTTGCCAGATGCCGGTGGTGACGAAGCGCAAGAATCGTGATGCGACCATTGCGTTTGCCAGTGCGGCGTTGAACAGCAAGGAACCATCGACCCCTCCGTGGAGGTTGCTCTGGTTGGTGTTGGCGCTAGAGGCGGATCAATGCGGGGAAGTGATGTTGAGCAATGCGGAGTTGTCCAAGAAATGTCGGATGAGCGGACCTGCGGTGTGGCGGGCCATGAAGGGACTGACCGGATTGGGGTTGATCGAGCGGGAGAACAGAACTGGTGGACGAGGGAATTGTGCAACGGTTCGATTGAAGGGATTCGCCAATGCTAATTCCTAAACCCATTACGGACAGAGCGCAGCGGAAACGGCAGGGATGTCAGGACGGCCACGGTGAGCCGGAAACGGCCCCAGAACGCGTCGTGACGGTGCTGCCTAGCCAACCAGTGCCAAAACGGTCTGGGAAGGCGTGGAGAGGACGGGGACGGAGCGGGAATTAGGTTATCTTTCTCCAAACCGCTCGGTTCCGCAGGGATGTAACAGTGCTTACCGAGCGATTCATGGCCTTGGCGATTTGCGAAAAAGTCATGCCTTTTTCGCGGCAATCCATGACGAATTGAACTCGATTCTGTTTTGCGGCCAATCGCTTCTCGCGGACGCCACGCTGTTGAAGTCGTTCTTTGTATTTTTTCCCAGCGATTCCACGGGAAATCCACTGAAAGTTTTGCAGAATATCGTTCATATCCTCAACTTTCCCCTTGGCTTTACCCTTAGTCAAGTGGAGAATTGGGCTATGAGCATATCACTTCCCACTCAACGGCGGCTGGCGGGAGAGGGCTTTGTGCGCGTTTGGAGGCTGGCTTGAAACCACAACCTGTCACCTGCACCATCTGCGGAGCGTTGGCCGTGGAGTTTCTAGTGATGTGGCAATGCCGCCGTCATCCACGCCATATTGCTGATCTCGCTAGACGGAAGTGGTTTGAGTGCTCTAAAAAGGGGAACTAGAGTTCTACCGGAAGCAGCGTTCTGGCTCTGGCTTCAAGTTTGATGCGCCAGAAGTTTAGGTGGGACTCCATCTTTCCTGTGGGCGTATCATAATTGCAAGTTTCATGGCGGGAAATGTGATCGTTGCCAATTCGATCCCAGTGATATGAAGGGGTGCCAGGGTAAATACGAATGTCGAAATAGCTGTTTGCGGAAATCCAAGAATCGGATGCAATCAAGGTGTCTTGCGGAAACAATTTATAGATGTAGTCCAATTCGGCTGGAGTCAGCCGTTCAAAGAGCGAGACTGCCCATCCATTGCATTTAATCAACTTCGCGCCTTCTGTATAGTGGGCTGTGTAATTTTGCCCGCAAACTTGAAGTGGGGAGTCGTTGCGCTCGTTCACGTTGTTCCATGCGTCAACCATTTGCGTAATGTGATGCGGATCAATCCAGTCGTCATCATCAAGGATCGTCCAGCAATCGGTACGAACCATTTTTAGGTTGGCGATATGCTGATAAACTGGACGAACATAAATGTCCTCTTCGTTGACCACCTCGATGCGGAGTCGATGTGATTCTGGGACATTGAGCAAAAGCAGGGGGGTTGGGTGGCGATTTATGATGAGCAAACGCGCCCAAGGGTAGTCTTGTTCTATGAAGGAGCGGATCGCGTGGGCAATCGTTTTTCGTCCAATCGTTTCCATAATAATGGTCACGGTTGGATTTTTGATATGCTTTCTCATCGTTAAAATCCAGAAGCTCCAGTCGGCCCCGTAGGTCCAGTCGGCCCGGTTGCTCCCGTAGCTCCCGTAGCTCCCGTAGCTCCCGTAGCGCCCGTAGCGCCCGTAGCTCCCGTGGCTCCAGTAGGCCCTGTTCCTGCCGTCCAAGCCCAGTTTGGAACGAGTCCCCAAATCAATTCGCCGCTGGACGTGGCTTTGCGCGCCTTTTGCAGATGAGTGGTGGTGAGCTGGTCAATCCGCAGGCTCGGTTTCAGGTCAGGAAAGTCGCCGGGATCGGGGAACGGCGCATCCGGCATTGCGTTGACCGTGCTTTTGCCAGTAAACACTGCGCGCACATAAGCAATGGGCTGTCGCCAGATATTACTCACACCTGCGCTGTTGGTGTACATTGAGTTCCCCCAGCTTGCTCCATGCTTTAGGATTGGGCCTGCGGTAATTGTTCCGGCAAAGTTAAAAGTCATCTCCAGCCAAACCCAGTCTCCGCTTGTCAATGTCATCTTGCTATCAATGTCGGTAATGGCTGCGGTCAGCGTCAGGTTGCTTTCGTCCAAAAATATCCATCCACGCCGCACATAAGCAAAAATAGAAGTTAGTGCGTCTGACGTAAATCCAGCACCATAAACTTCAAAAGGATGAAGTTTAACTTCCTGCGGTACATCAAGCGAAGTATATGGTTTGCTTCCAGGATAATCGGAAGAACCACCAGAATTAGGTTCTGGAAATCCGGCAGGAACAACCCGTCGAATTTGGTTTAACGTGGAGTCGAGTTCTTCCATTAGAACGTCGTAGCTTCAATTTTAGTTAGCCGCCAAAGGTTGTATTTCCAGTATTCAACATTGGCAGAAATCACCACAAATCTTCCGATGTAGCCACCTACCCCGGTAGCTGGTGGAGTAGTAGCACCCCATGAAACGTTATCCACTAGGTAAGGCCATTTTGGGTTTTCTGTTCCAGTAGTAAAAGATAACGATACCGCATTAGTTAGCACGTTGCTTTCACGAATGGCCGGAATAAAAAGCGGATCACGAATTACGTCAATTACTCCAGGATTTTCTATTGTCAGAGCATTTTGTGCGGCCAACATGCTTGCTTTTGTTCCGTAAGACTTGGTGCGCGTCATTTTGACTTCGCGAGTTTTAGCGGAGCGTTTGTCCCATACAATTTCGACTATTGGAGTTCCGTCTCGGGCTATTTGATAGGATGTAGTAGCACCTGCAATTAGCGGAGGTGCGCTCATGCTGTTGGTTGGGTAATCTATTACCGTAACGCTGGCAAAATCAGTCATTGACGTAGTGATCTTGGTGCCATGAACGGCTGAAATTGGCTGGTAAGTAATCTCGCTTCCATCAACTTGCGTAAATGGCAAAGTTGGTTTGGCAATTATCTGCATTGTGACGAGGACTTCGCTTCCAGTCTCTGCGTCCACTTCGGCGCGTATCCACGCTGTTCCAGGCAAATCTCTGGTTTCGTTGATTTCCGTAGCAATTAAATTGCCTTCTCCTTGCTCAAAGAAATTACGAACCAATACGTTTGAAACTACTGATTCAGAACTGACAATATTGGCTTCAATATTCCTTCTGCGCTTAACCGTAATGATCTTGCTATCACGATCAATGCGCGTGCTTGTGCTGTAAGGGCCGGGGAAAATTCCATACGACCACATGACTCGTCCCTCGCTTGAGGAAGCAACGGGGCTGGAGCCGTAGAATACGTGGTTCGGCCAAGCCTGAGTGTCGGGATGGGGTTCAAGATTGGCCGGAACCCGGTAGCCGGGTGCGCGTGGATCGCACAAGATGCCAAGAATCGGATAGGCAGGGTCATCGGCGTCGTAGGACTGAATATACGTGAGTTTGCCAAGAAGTGCCATTTGCTGAGTTTTTACTTGATTTGCGTAAAAAAGCAAATACAAAAGAAGCGTGTCCTTCACTATTGCCAATGCAGTCGCACGTCTCACAGGGTCGAGGTTTAACCTCTTCCTGACGCAGAATGGGCAGATGAGTAATGTCCAGCAGCTTCAACGCATCAACGAGGTGCTTGAACAATTCTGGCTAAAAGGAACGTGGCCGGGGCTGCACACCGAAGCGACTTTGACCTCATCCAACGGCGTAATCACACTGGACGCTTCGTATTTGCGGCTAGATGCATTGACGGCATCCGAGGACTTTACGGCACCGGATATTGGTTGCTGGACAAAAGTGGAGATCAAGCCAATGCAATATCGTTGGCAAACGGGTGGACCGGGATATTTCGATCCGACAGACGTTTGTGGCGTGGTTGCCTTTGATATGGGCGACGTTGGTGGGCTTCGGAAATATCAATTGACCGGCGAGATCGCAACGCTCGATACCTACGAATACAGGGGGTTTGCCCGCAAACGCTACGTATGGGCAACGGCTGATTCCACAATTGTGACGCCAGATTGCTACCCTGCTCTAGAGATGGGCATCCGCGCCTACAACGCTATGGATGAGCAAGCCGACAACGCGGATGTGCTGTGGGCCAAGGCGTTTCAGGCGTTGGATGATAGCATGGGGCAATTCAACCAAGGAAACGAATACGGAGTTCTTCAAATTGATCCCGGTCTCAGCATGAGCGCAGTAACAAACTTAGTATAAATTATGGCAGCACCAAGATACTTCCAAACAGAAGACGAAAAACAAATGGCGGCAATTCGCGCAGGAACAGCCGGAAGGTTTCCGCGAGAGACCAAAATGGTTCGCCCAATGTTGCCTTCAAACTACGACGCTACAGAAGCAGAACGGTGGGGCAAAAACGAATTTGGTCAATCAAAGATTCCAATGGAAAGGTATATGGAAAACAGTCGGAAGATGCGTACAGTCGAGGAGGTGCCAACTGTTGCACGCACTCCATCTCCAAAAGAACAAATTACAAGCGAGTATAGTCAGATGAATATACTTGGAAAGTATGGAGGAGCGCAGGCTATTCAAGATAGACAAAGGTCAAATGCAAGACAACTTGGTCGGCCAAGCACTGAATCCGATGCGTTTAATGATCCAGCCGTTTCTTCATTCTCTCCATCAGGAGGAAGGCTTTCTACCGAAGCGGACGTTTTTGACACATCTTCTGTTAAATATGCGCGACCATATCAAGAGCCAGTGCCTAAATGGCAGCAAGACATAACAAAAAAATATAGTGGCATTGGCATGGCTGGAACGCCAGAAAACGAAGCATACGTAGCTGAATACAAAGATAGGATGTCTTCAAAGCAACCTTTTGATACAATGGAGTTGGCTGAAGATGTAATGGGAAGGTTTGTTCCAAATACAGGGTTGAATACATCTGGTTCTGCTCCTGCGCCAATTGGGCAATCTGGAATGTCTTCCGGTAAAATGCCTGTGCAACGCCCTTCGCTTGCCCCGCTAATCGCTAAGACAGACCCGTATGGCACAGCGCTGAATGACCGACCAGGAGGCGGCAGAAGTTTTGAGAATTTGTCACGACCAATGGGAATGGGAACTCTTTCTCAAAGGCCCACATCAACCGCGCCAGGCGCATCGCAACGCGTAGCAGCGCGGCGTGCAGTTATAATGAACCCCAAAAGCAGTGAGGAGGATCGCCGTTGGGCAAAAGGCATTGGCGGTGCTCGCAACGCATCTTACGGAAACTACGACTAATGAAATCACCTTTTGATCAAAATACAGAACAAGAACCTGATTCGCAGCAATCATACGAAAGGAATCTTTCGCGTGATTATGCGCCAAGCGAAAGAGTCAAGGTACGTGCGTTAGATCAACGCGCTGCATTTAACGAGGCTACGTTAAAACAACGCGCAGAAATCGCAGGTTCAAATGCAGAAATTGCAAAGTCACGCCTTGGACTATCAGAACAACGAATGGGACTGGCTGATATTCAAAGTCAAATTGCCCAAGAAAAAGCAGAACTGGCAAATAATGACTCAAAGGCTAAAGCTATGCGCGAACTGACTGTCACGCGGGAAGCAAACGGATTTTTGCGAGATGCCATTGGTATGGACCCAAACAAACCTGAATTTGACGAACAGTATCAGAAAATGTTGGCTGGCTATCAAAATGCCCCAGAAAGCAAAGCCGTGAAAGAATGGATAGACGCCCATGTTCCAATTGCAAAGGCGCGTAGAGAAACACAGGCTCTAATTGCTAAAGAAGAGCGCGCTACAAACGAAAAAATTGCCACGGAAAAACGAATAGCAACAGCGGCAGCAGCTGAGCGCGCCCGTCTAGAAGGAATGGCAAAAGACTTGCCTATATCGCAGGTAGTTAGCGATGGCGTTACTTATAAAAAGCCAGACTTGCCAAAGCCAAAAGAAGAAAAGCCTGACACATGGGTTAAGTATAACGCAGAGTTAGCTGCAGTACGAAAATCTCTTGGTATTCCAGTCGCAGACGAACCCGAAAACCAAAAACCACTTCCTTATGATATACAAAAACAATTTGAAGCACGCGGAACAGCGTTGACTAAAGGCAAACCAACTCCAACACCAACTGAGGAACCGCAATTTACCGTTGGAAATCCAAGTGGCATGTCTACACCCGCTGCGCCTGCCGCTCCCGCTCCCGCTGCTCCCGCTGCGCCTGCTGCTAATGCTGCGGCAATTGAGTGGCTAAAAGCCAACCCGAACGATCCGCGCGCAACTGCCATAAAGGCAAAACTAGGACTGCAATAACATGGCATTTGATCCTGACGTTTTTCTTGCGGAGGGCGGCGGGACTGCCGTTGCGGAAGCTCCGTTTGATCCAGACAAGTTTCTTGCTCAGGATTCCGCTATATTCGACCCAGACGCGTTTCTTGCTGGCAGCTCCCCCGTTGGTTCGATAGCTACTCCTTCGGTCAATACCGGAGACTACACCATCTCCAGCGCCAAGGCTGCGCCGACAAACGCTGTCCCGGCTCTTAGCCCTATTAACGGAGAATGGACTCCAGAAGTTATTGCATCCCAGAACGCCAGGGCTGACGAATTTAATCCCCCAACGGAAAGCGCACTTCGCGAAAGAAGTTATAACGAGGCGTTGACTCCATTCTTTCAAGAAAGTCAGGGTCCGCGAAGACTTACCAAAGCTGAATGGTGGGCGTCACAAACACCAAGAGTTGAGGCGTTTGAACCAAAAACATTTACTAGCGAACTAGGTAAAAACGACATTCCTGGAGCAATTGGAGTTGCTTATAAAGCTGCTCGCGAATCATTGACTGGCATTCTTCCTCCTACTGAGGAACAAATTCTTAACCAATCTGTGCCGTGGGGAACTAATCCTGATGGTAGTATAAAATACGAATACAAACCGCTAGGCAGTCGGCTCGATAAAACAGGCATAATGACACCTTTGCTTGAGACGCAAATGATGCCTCCAGAAGCAGGTGATAGCACTATGGGTGCAGTCGGAAAATCTACATTCAATTTTATGGCCGGGTTGGTCAATTTTGGATTGAGTCCATTGGGCATTGCGACGGTGGGGCTTGGGGCCGGGACTGGTGCGGCTACTCGCGCAGCAGGATTTGCTCCGGCTGGCTTAGGCGCAGAAGGGTCCGTTGCCGCGCAAACTGCCGCAAGGCTTGCTGCTACAGCCCGTGTAGCATCAGGGGGATTTGCAATAGACATGGCATCGGCTGTGCCTGAACAATACAAGGCAGCAACAGAATCGCCTACATTGCAAGGTAGGATTGAAGGATGGCTAGGAACCGTATCTTCATTGGGCTTTGCGGCATTGGCAGCTAAACACGCAGCCAAAAAGCCACTAGAGCTTGCAGAGCGTCAAACTATTGAAAGCGTGGTGGAACTAGCTAAACGCACACCGGATGCCGTTCTGGAAACGGTGGCGCGCAACATGGAAGTAGATGTGTATTCGCGCAATCTGGCTATAGCGGAACTACAACGCCGCCAAACGGAGCGGCAAGCCGCACTTGCGCCAGAGGCTGCTGCTGCTGCTGAAGCGGCAGGAACCGCGCTGCCTAGCGGCACAGCAGGACCGCCCGCAAAACCAAACGCCTATGATGGAATAGATTCGCAGGCAATACAAGACGCTCTGGACGGTAAGAATGGAACGATTCCAAACCCGACAGATAGGGCAGCAGCGATAACAGAACTGGAAAGAAGGCAAGCCAAAGATACTGCTGCTAAAACAACAGAACCGCCTGATCCGGCGGCTACTGCTGTTGGTGTTATCAAAACAGCAGCGGCTGCTGATGCGGCTGGTAAGCCGTTTTCGCCACGCATTGAAGAGCCTGGCACACCGACGCCATACGGGCGCGAGACGGACGTATATGATATTACGACAGGATTGCAGCGCAAACCAACCCCCGCCGCGCCCGCTGCGCTGGAGGTTGCTACACCCGTTGCGCCGGTGCCTGAGTCGGTTGTAAGTCCAAAACCAAAAGGACCAGAGCCAACCATTCAACAATCTCTCAATGAAGCCTTAGAGGTTTCAGGCGACTTGCCAAGCGCGTGGGAGAACTTGGACAATCAAGTAAAGGCGTTGGAAAACAACGAAACAAACAAGGCTGCTATTAAACGACTCAATGCCGCTAAACGCAAAATTGCGAACACGCTGGAAGAAGAGTCGAGGCGCGCAGAAATCGAACAATTAGAAGTAGAACAAAATAAAGGATACGAGTTGCTTTCAAGCATCAAGCAGCTTGGTGGTTTGCCGACGCTTGGCGAGAAGGGGCGCTATGCTACTGGAGAACTAAAGCGCATTGCGGAGACATCTAAAGGCGCGTTTTTAAGTTTCTTTCGCAAGGGCGCAAAGTCGCTGGATCAATTACGCGAAAGCCTAAATGAGCGTGGATTTGATTTTGAAACGCCCGAGCAAATGCTCATGGCAATTGAAGACTCGCTTGCCACAAACAAAAAACAATATAGCAGTCAGTTTCCAGAAGGATATGTTGGCGGTGGCGGCGCGATGGGGCCGGTTGAAAGGGCGTATCAGGATGCGTCGCGAAAGATTTTCCAGTCCGCACAGGAGCCGATTCAGCAACGGCGCGTAGAAGAGCAGCGCGGAGACCGCGAAGAGTGGTTGCGGCGTAGCGATCCTGAACGCATGGCGGAAGCTGAGTCGATCATGGAAAGGGACCCGCAGGCTGGTCAGAAATTAGTGGATAGCATTAACGCTGGCGAAACCAAATCCGCTACCGATGTTCAAGAATTGATTCTTGCCCGCGAATTGATAGACCAGTACGCGGCACGCGATGCGGCGGCGGAACGTCTTGCTGACCCTGACCCAACAATCCCGCCAACGGAACGAGCTTTTTTTGAAAAAGAATTTAACGCAGCAAACGAGCGCATTGGTAAAACTGAGGACGCATCTGACAAGACTGGCAGCGAGAAAGGCGCGGGATTTCGGATGCGGCGAATGATGATTGCAGACGATTATTCATTGCGGGGACTTTCGCGGCGGGAAAGGAAGATGAAGGGGCGTGATTTAACACCGGAAGAAATCGAGGCGTTGCGTAAGGAATCCAACGCAATTAAGAAAAAACAGGAAGAAATTGACAGCGTTGTTGAAAAGGAAAGCAAGGAGCAAGAAGAAGCTGCTGTGGATTCGGTGCTTGCCGCTGCTATTGCTGACAGGGAGGCGCAAAAGTCCGAAGCGCAGAAGTCAGGCAATCTGCCGTACAACCAGAAGGTATTAGAACAAGCCGAACGCATTGTTTCTAAATGGGAAGAAGAGGCGGTTGGCGCTGCTGAAAGGCTAAAGGATTTCTTTGGAAGCGAAGCAGGCTCCGTTGGGGGAGTAGGCGGACCAAAGGGTTCTGGAAGGTATCTTAGCGGAAAGTCAAAAAAACCCGGATACTCAAACAGAGCCGAGGAAAACAGCAGAATCAATGATTTGGCGGTGGTCATTTGCGCCAAAATTGGTCGTTTTTCACTGGACCGAACCAAGACTCTGGAAACATTGCTGGTGCAGTTTGGTGACGGTGTTCGACCGTATTTTGACAAAGCATGGAAGGCGGCGCAAAAGATCATTGGCGCGGAGGTTGCGTCCAAGCCGACAAAAGTAAAAGAAGCCATTAAGACCGGCGCAACGGCACCGGAGAAACAGCCAAAACCACCGAAACCGCCGAAGTCCAAGGATACGCTGGTTGGCGAGGGACGCGCGGCAGTCGAAAAAGGTGAAGGACTGCACAATGTGGTGGCGCAAATCGTGGACGGGATGATCGACGCCGGGAATCGTGACCGCGCAGACATCTTCAAGCGCACGACCAAGATTGTTCAGGAGTTTATGCCGGAGGCCACGGAACGCGACGTGAACCGGGCGTATGTGGACTACGGCAAGAAGAGCTACCCGAATCCCGATGAAGCGGCGGCGTTCAAGCGCAAGACGCGGCAGGTGAAGAAAATCGGTGAGGACATAGACCGCCTGAAAGAAAAGATGCGCCCCGAATTGCAGGGGTATCAGCGCGAGAAACTGGACCTCGAATTGCGCGATCTAGTGAAGCAGCGGAGCGAACTACTGAAAGACCCGACTTTGCCGCAAGAACCGGGTGCGTTCGCATCCAAGGACGACGCCAAACAGACCCGCATCAAGAATCGCATCGAGGAACTGGACCGTTACTTGAAAACCGGCGAGAAGCCCGTGGAGAGCAAGCCGACTCAGCCGGACAGCGCGAAAACCGAGCAGATGCGCGCCGAGAAAGAGGCGCTGGAAGCCTACGTGAAGGAAGTGGATGCCGCCAAGAATCCGCCACTGTCCGATGCTCAAAAGGCACTGGATGCCGCCATGATAGCGCGGGAGCGCGCTGGGCAGGCCTTGGACGATATTTCCACTGGCAAGGTGAAAGACCCCGCCAAGGTTAAGGAGGCGCTGACGCAACTGGAAGAGGATGTGCGTCTCGAAACCGATGCGCTCAAAGCACTTGCCGCCGAGATGCGCCGGGATGCCAAGCCAAAGGGCGATCCTGGCTATCTGAAAGAGCAGGCGCAAATCAAGGCGCTGGAACGCGCGATTGCCAGTTACGCAGACAAAGTGGCGAAAGGTGACTTGGCCGGAAAAGGCAAGGTGATGGGGCCGGACTCGCGCCGTGTCGCGCAGTTGAAGGCGATTCGTGACTCGCGCCGCGCCGCCTACAAAGCCGCGAGGGACGCAGGGAAGCCGGTGCGTTCACCCGAGGATCGCTACAACGATACGCGCCTGAACGCGATGAAGCGGCGCGAAGAGGATTTGAAAGCGCGCGCTACCCGGCAAGCCGCTGGCGACTTCTCGAAAAAGCCCAAGCCCGTCACGCCCGCGCTTCGCCGCGATGTTTTGAACAAAAAGGCGGAACTGCAAAAGATGAAGGACGAAATCGACCTTCGCCAAAAGGAGTATGAGCTAAATCAGCAACCGGCATGGCAGAAGGGCGTCAGGGCGCTCGGTGAGGCGCGCGGAATCATCCTTGGCGGCGATCTTGGCGTCCTGACGCGGCAAGGTGCGTTTGCGTGGTCGCATCCGATCAACTCTACTGTTGGCGTTATAAAAGCGACTCAGGCAATGTTCTCGCCTGAGGCAATGGGCCGATGGGAAGTGGAGATGCGCGAGCGCGTTATTGATGGGAAGCCTGTTGCGCCGATTCGCAAGGAAGCCGGACTGCAAACCACGGACACGATGAGTCACCCGGAAGAAATGGTGATTTCGCGCCTGCTATCACGGATGCCGGACATCAAGATTGGCGGAAGGACGATCAAAGCGTCCGTTTTCTTCAAAGGACTGGAGCGATTCCAAACCACGTTCATCAACGATGTTCGGATGCGGACATTTGACGCAGCGGTAAAGCGCGGCCTTACACCTGAGGAATTGAAGTTGCTCGCAAACTTCATCAACAGCGCCACTGGACGGAGCAACGCCAAAATGGTCGGTCCTTGGATGTCTGCGATCTTCACGTCTCCGCGCTACGAGCGTTCGCGTTGGGAGATGATTGGTCAGCCGGTTCGTAATATCGGCGCGCTGGCTCGTTCGGGCGTAAAAGGCGAGCTAAACCGTGCGGCATTGTCGAACCTAAAAGACATGGCCGTGACGGCGGCGGGCGCTGTGGTTCTTTTCCAACTCGCCGCATCGGCGGGAGGCTACAAGGTAAATTGGGACCCGGAATCCAGTGACTTTCTCAAAATGCGGAAAGGCGACGAGGTTTGGGACGTAACTGCCGGATTGGCTCCGCGCATCCGCGATTTGATGCGGCTTTGGGTTGGTTGGAGTCATCCTGACTACAAAGAAAATTGGATGAAGACCGGCGGAAAGATGATTCTCAGAACGATCAATCCGGCGCTGAAAACTCCAGTGGAACAGCTTTCCATTGCCAAGCAGCGATTTGAAGGTGTGGAAAAACCAAAATCTCCATTTACAGGGTTCAAGTCTGTGGAGGAGCGCGAAGGGCTTATTACTTTAGCGCCTTTGATTATCCAAAGCATGAAACAGGCTTACGAAGAAGATGGGGTTGAAGCTGCGGTGTTTACTGGGGCGCGCGAGTTTGTTGGTTCATCGGTTGGTCGTTACCCAGAATCTAAAAATGACCGCTAAAGCCAAGCCCGCGCCGCGCATTAGTTACGACAACTTTGCGTTGCCTCCCGGTTATGAGCCGTGGCACCTGTGCCTGACCAAGTTTGGACTTGGTAAAGGCGAGGAAAAGCTAAAATGGTTTAAACGTCTTGTTACTGAGCTTTGGCCGGAACCGCTATTCATGTGGGACAGGTGGAGCGACCTGTTCTTTGGCGCGTTGTGCGGGGCAAAGGAAACTGTGGAGTCTACTATTGGCGCAAAGATTGAATCTGATTATCCGTGGTGGGAGCAATTAACAGCTACAGGAGCCGCTGGGTGTATTGACGCAAAAACACGAATCCTTGACCCAACCACAGGAGAATCGCCGACCGTTGAAGAACGCTACAAAATCGGAAAGCCATCATGGGTGATGACGCTTGGCGGGCCGGTTTTGGCTGACGTTCCATTTATCAAGGGAACAGCGGAACTGTTTGAGGTTGCGCTGGATGACGGATCGAAATTTACGGCCACCGCAAATCACCGGGTTCTTACACCGGATGGATACAGGTTTGTTTCCGAGCTTTCCGTTGGCTCACCGCTGTTAGGATACGAGCCTTCCCGTCCTCAGACCACTTTGGACATTGACCGCGCAGTTCATCGCGAAGATGCGCTCCATTGCTTTGGTAAAGCTCAAGATTCTCAATCCGGTTATCGTCCTTCTTTTTGTTCCGGTGGTGGACGACCTCCGTCTTCAGAAGCGGACGCCCAAGATGTTCCGACATCACAAGTCGATGTTCAAGAACGTATCTCTTACTCATCCTTGTCGCCATCGGATGACCCGGTTTGTAAAGAAGAACGTAACCATCCTTATCAATCACGCGACCCCCGTTCCATGTGGAGCACCTATCGCCCTTCCACGAAGTTGGAAAAATCCGAGTCTCTCCATTCCTGCGAAGAAATAGAGATACGCGAGTGTCTGTTGTCCCAATCGCTTTGCCAATCTGGCTCAAGGAGCAGCCCTTCGCGTTCATCTCAAAAACAAGGGCGCGATTCTTTTCACAGGCACCAAGCGGGCCATGTCGAGGAGCAGGAATTTCATTCATGCGTTGGCTATACAGTGCGACTGAGACTGGTGCAAGCAATAACGGAGGTTGGAAGCAAGATTTATTACGATCTGACAGTACCGGAGCAGCACCACTATTTTGCAGAAGGGGCAATCCACCATAATACAGGGAAAAGTTCTAGGGCCGCGTTATGGGTTCTTTGTAACTGGCTGTGCGCCCGCGAGCATACAACCTGTATGTTGACCTCAACCAGCGTCACTGCTCTTAAGCAGCGTATCTGGAGCGAGCTGGTGGACTGGATACAGAAGTGTAAACAGCCATTGTCAGACCCTACCATTGGCTGGCTACAAATTGTTCCATCCGACACCATTATACGGTGGAGTGGTGAGGATACAAAGAGCGCCATATTTGGGCGTGCAGTCGATCAGGGCGGTTCCGTTGATAACGCGGTTGGACGCATCAAAGGCATTCACAATCGCCGCGTGTTTGTTGTTACGGATGAAATGACTGCTATGCCAGAGGCTATTGCCAAAGCATGTCGTAACTTGGATTCCGGGACAATGGAGTTCCAGTTTATTGGGCTAGGTAACGCCACTGACTATTCTGACCAACACGGGATTTACTGTGAACCGGTGGACGGCTGGAACAGCGTTACGGTTAATGACGAGTTCTGGTTGACCAAGCTAGGCGGTTGTTGCGTGCATTTAGATGGTCACAAGTCGCCGTCATTGGACAATCCGGCCAAGTATCACTTTTACATTGGGCGCAAGAAACTAGAAAAGGATGCGCGATTCTTTGGCGGCGAGAACACCCCTGACTACTGGCGCGAGTGCCGAGGCTTTTGGGCTCCTTCTGGTTTGTCCACAACGGTCATGGATGCGTTCCTGCTGTCGCAGTTCAATACATCTGACAAAGCCATGTGGAAATCACGCTGGGAGATGGGCGCTGGCTTTGACGTAGCATTTGAAGGTGGCGACAGGCGCGTGCTTTACCCATTCAAGTTTGGCGAGTTTGCCAACGGAGTTAAGGGCATTGAATTTCAAGCCCCAGTCATCGTGAACATTGACATGACTCAGGACAAACGGTTCATCCACTACGGCATTGCTGCTGCCGTTGAAGAGACATGCCGGAACTACAAGATTGACGGCAAACCGCATCCAATCTTGCCGCACAACTTGGCGTGTGACGTTACCGGTGAAGGTGCTGGACCGTTTGGCATTATGTCAGGAAGCTGGTCGCGGGACATTATTCCAGTGGAGTTTGGTGGAGCAGCCGAAAAGACGGCAGTATCCGCAGACCGACCAACAACGTGGCATGAGCTTTACGGCAACAAAGTTACCGAGATTTGGTATTCGATGCGTCGATTCATTGAAGGCGGACAGGTGAGAGGGCTTACCGACGCCGATACAATCCGCGAGTTGACTTCCCGTGATTACGTCCGAAAGGGCAACAAGACGCATGTGCTGCCCAAGAGCGAGATGAAGAAGCTAAAGTCCCGCAGTCCCGATTTAGCGGATGCGGCTTGCATTGCCGCGTTTGTGCTTCGCAAAAAAGGGATTATGCCAGCAAGCGTAGCGGACAATGTGGTAATAGACTCAAGTGCATGGAACGCGGCGGCTGAAAAAATGAACATGGAAGGAAATGAATCGGACTACGAAGATTCAACGTCGGCTTTTGCAATATGAATGAAATGACCCTAACCAACAAAACAATGGTGCCGCCTGGGGGATACCCGTTTAAGCACCCAGTTACCGGCCACAATTTTAATAGTGGCACATACTCGCTATTGCTTGGGCAAGTTCGTGACTACTGCACCGCCAATGGTTTTCCGCCGATTGACGAATTGGACATCGAGCAATACATCTGCGAGCAGCTTGGAGCAAAGACAGCCCGCCGTTTTTGTTCTGGTGACGGCATTTCGGTTAATGGAGTTGATCTAGACTGGCGCGATATATGGAACGGCACAAAGGTTATGGCGTCATTTATTGCTGGTGGACGCCAAACGGTGGATCGCGCCGAGGCTGAACGGCGTGCCGCCATCTGTTTCCTGTGCAGCAGGAACGCTAAATACTCTAGGCCATGTGGCGGCGACTGCACAGAGCTTGCAGAGTTGGTTGTTTCCATCGTTGGCGGTGAAGGAACATCCATAGATTTAGACCTTCACGCTTGTTCGGTGTGCAAATGTAGCAACAAAGCACAGGTCTGGGTGCCGATTGAGCATCTAAAACGTGGTGTGACATCGGAAATGATGGGGTTTTTCCCACAAAAATGCTGGAAGAAACAAGAAATTGAGGCGCTGGACGTAGAAACAAATTGACTATTTACGTAAATAACGTAAAAACCCATTCACAGATGTATAACCAAGAGACTCCAGACGGAAAACTTGCTGACCTAACCGAGTCCGGTGAGGTGGTAAAATCTCGCGTCTCGGACCCCAAGCACGCGTTAAAAATCTGTCAGCGATTTGTCAATGACGACAGGCTGCGAGCCGCTCGTCGCGCCAAAGTTCAAGGCGCATTTGACGGCAATGCACCAAAGGCGCAGAACGATCTTGTTCGGGCCGGGCGCGGCAACGATTCCAATCTAAACTTTAAGCGGCATCGCGGGAACATTATGAACGCTTGGACGCCGTTCTTCGACATGGTATGCGAGGTTCCTTTGTGCATTGACGGCGATTTGGAATATGCCGACTCGGCACAAGACGCAGAGTTGATGCGTGGATTTTCTGAGTATTTTCACAGCATGGTCTTCAACTGGCGTGGGTTTGATGACATGAGTCAGCTTTGCGATTTGCAGATGCTCCTGCATGGCCCTGGCATTTTGGCGTGGGAAGACTCCTTGGACTGGCGACCAAAGGCAATTCTTGCTGGAAACATCTACTTTCCAGACGGCACCGAGCTTTCCTTGGACAACTGCGAGATGGCGATGGTCTTTACGCCAATGAGCGCCGGACAGCTTTGGCGCAAGATTGAGGACGAGAAAGCGGCAACGGCAGCGGGCTGGAATGTTGAGGCAGTGAAGTCCGTCATCATGGACAGCGCCAACAACAACAGCGATGCCTATGGTTGGAATCGCGATTGGCAGAGATGGAATCAAGCGTTCAAGAACGGCGACATCTATGTGACGCAAACGCAGACCAAGCGAATCTCGCTTTATACGTTGTTTGTTGAGGAAATGGACGGAACAATTTCTCAAAAGATTGTTCCTGCAAAAGATGGGGTGGCAGATTATGCGTTTATTTTTGACAGCGAAAGCAAGTATGAGGGGTGGGATCAGTGCATTTGCTTGTTCCCTTACGACATCGGGGCAGACGGAACGTATCATTCCATCAAGGGACTAGGCACGGACATCTATCCGTTCTGTGCATTGCTCAACCAGATCGACAACAGCATTGCCGACCTTGTGGTGACCGGCATCAAGCCAATGTGGCAACCAACCACAAATTCCAAGCTGGAAGATTTCAAGATGGTCAAATGGGGTGGTGGTAATTTCATCCCTAACGGCATCAATCCGCTTCAGTTAAACATGAGTCAGGGGATCAATCCTGCACTGCAAGTTTCTGCTGCCTTTACGCAAACGCTAGTTCAGAACACGGCGGCATCTAGCCAGCAAGATTTGGGCGCTCCTACCGTGGAAGAAACCGCTAAGGGAGCAATGATTCGCGCAGCCGAACGCGCAAAGATTTCCAAGGGTCTGTATAACCGCTACATGCGGTGCAAGGATCGCCAGTATTCGGAAATGTGGCGCAGGGCGACAAACCCCAATTTGAAGTCGTATCATCCAGGCGCAAAAGAAGCGTTAAAGTTTCAAGAGCGGTGCTATAAGCTTTGCGACAAACTTGGAGTTGAGCGCGAAGCATTGCAGGCTGTTACGAATATCCGCGCCAATCGCTCGCTAGGACTCGGAAGCGCAGCGATGCGTATTGAAATTGTCAATCAGTTGATGGCAAACATTGATCGTTTTGATGAAGTTGGACAAAACGAAATTAAACGTCAGTTTGTTTCTGTGATGACAAGTTACCACAGTGTTGACTCAATTATTCCAAGCCTGACAACCGGGCGAGACATCACAAACGATTCCGCTCTGGCCGCGCAGGAGGACAACGGTTTCTCCATGTTGGGCGAGGAAGCCGAGGCAATGGTAGCGCCAAGACAGAATCACGTTCTCCATCTGGAGGTCCACATTCCTTCTATGCAAAAAGACATGGAAATGTGTCAGGCTGGACAACAGGAACCAGAGGAATGCTACAAGCGCCTGAGCGCAAAAGGCAAACACGCGGAAGAGCATATTGCAAAATTGGCCGTAAATCCGACGCGCCAAAAAGAATACAGGGCTTTTAATGGCGCTATGGATGAGTTGTCTGCATTCAAGGATGAGATTCAAGCCTTGCTGGAACAGCAAGAAGAAGACGCACCGCCTCCTCCCGATCAGCCGACGCCGGAGATGGCAAAGGTCCAGGGCAATCTGGCAATCAAATCGCAGAAGGAACAATCGACAATGGCGCTTCGTGAACAGAAGCAACAGTTTGAACAGCAGATGAAATTGCAACAGGCGCAATTTGACAAGGCGTTGGCAGACGCCAAGGTGGCAGCAGACATCAATCGTTCTACAGCAGAAAGTCGCGCTTATACCGCGATGGATATGGAAAAACGAAAACCAAAAATTGAAATAACCGAAGAACCGATGAGCAATGAATAAAGCAGATTTCATTAAAGAGTGGGGCGCTGACTGGCGCAAACTGGCAGGTAAACCAATCTTCTCGGCGTTGCTATCGGCAATAGACGACGAAAGCCCTTCGCGAATCATTGCAGCGCGAAGTGATGCGGATGTTTTGCACGGCGGACCCGTGCTTGCCGCTGAGATTCGTGGACACGAACGGCTGCGCGCCTTTCTGGTTTCTCTTTCCACGGAACAAAACAAACACTTTGAACCAGACGACAAATTCTCCGAATCAGAAACCATCTAACACCAACACAATATGAGCACTACCATTGCGGAAGCACCGCCAACCGAAAGCAAATCAAGTCCTTTTAATGCGGCACTAGAAAATGCGTTTAATGGCGACAACGCCTTGCCTGTAGAAACCGAAAGCAAATCAGAGGAACCGGCTAAGATTTCAAAAGAAAGCACCAAGTCGGTTCCTGACGCTTTGTTCAAGAGGTCTGACTCCGATACCCGTCCCGTTGAAGAATCGCTGCCAGAAAAGACTGCTTTGGATGAAATTGCGGAACCGCCAAGGCTGGACGCCAAAGGCAAAGCTGGTTGGGAAGCATTGAAGAAAACGGCGCGAGAAGAATCCACCAAACGTGCAGAACTAGAAAAGCAAATTGAAGAGTGGAAATCCAAAGGCCGCGACCATGAAACAATGGAGAAAGCCTTGTCTGATCGAGATAAGAAACTGCTGGAATACGAAGCAAAAGTTGCGCGGGTTGATCTGGAATCCAGCGAAAGTTTTCAGCGCGAAATTGTAGAACCGTTTAATCGTGAGATACAACGCGCCAAAGCGTTTGCCGATGAGGTTGACGCAAACCCAGAGGAACTATCGGAGGCGCTGTCGCTTGTTGGCAAAGCGCGAGCCAATGCTCTGCGCGACATGGGGCTTGATCTGGACCCTGTGCAAAGCGGGCGGCTTGGGCGCATCATTGAAAAGATAGACGAGCTTCATGAACGCGCCGAGTCCGAGCGATCCAACGCCAAGATGTTCTTGGATCAACGAATGGAACGCGAACGGCTAAACAAGCTGTCTGAGCATGGCGAGTTTGTTAAAACCAAGTTTCTGCAATTTGAAGACACAACCAAGCAGATGCGATCAAAGTTGGAGATTCTAAATCAAGTGGATGGACACCACGATTGGAACATCAAGTCAAGGGGGGTAGTGGAAAGCGCACGCGCCTATATTCAGGACAATCCCTACGCCGATGTGGAAGCGGTAATTGAGGCGAAGGCCATGCCGGTATATCGTGAGTTGTTTCTGGAAACCCGCGAGCGTGAGGCTGCGCTGGAATCCAGGGTTGCTGAGATGGAGAAGGAGTTGAAAGCCATTCACGGGCGCTCGCCTTCTCTTACGCAACGAGGACATGCTGCGGCTACCGGCAATTCAAAGCCATTTAGCTCCATGATTGCGGAGGCTTTTGGGCAATGATCCTTGTCATTGCATTCTGCCAGAAAGACAAGGCAACAGCCGTTCGTCTTGCCAACTGGCTTGCTGAATTGGGAGGAACGTCAAAACATGATCTGCTGCTAGCATTTCACGAAGACACCACGCCAGACCCGATTCACGAAATCCTCAAGCCGCACTTCAACCACGTCGGAGGATTCAAGATTAGCGATTCGGAAACGACCTACCCGGCCATTGCCAACATCATGTGGCATGAGTGCGTGAAAACCGTTGCTGACCAGTTTAATGTTCCGTGGTTCTGGATGGAGCCTGACGCCGTTCCGCTGACGCCGGATTGGTTGGACAAGATAGAGGACGAATATCTTGCGGCTAAAAAACCGTTCATGCTGGATAAGGTGATTACGCCTACACGTTCGCACAACAGCGGTGTGGGCGTTTACCCTGGCAGGGTGCGCGACTACACACAGCGCCTCTGGGAGCTTTCTGGAGGCATTCCGTGGGATGTGTTCTTGGCCGAGGAGTTCACGCCGTTCACGCATCATACCGGATTGATTCACGACAACTTCTATAGTGTGTGGGAAGACCCGAAAAGCGGACCTCCGGTTTTTCCTGACGCTGACTCGTTGTCCATTATTGAACCTGCTGCCGTGTTGTTTCATCGAAACAAGGACGGCAGCTTGATTGAACGCCTTCGCGAATCGCGGGGTAGTGTAAGTGTAACACACCCCGTTCTCATCGGCGGGGAGATTGTCGGTGCAATTCCGGCCCCCGCAACTACTGGCGTTGATGCCATGCTTCGCAAAATTGCTGAACTGGAAGAACGACTAAAAGCCCAAACTGTAACAACTCCGGTTACAGATGGTAAAAAGCAACGCACACCAGCGCAGATTCAAGCCGCAAAAGACCGCATGGCAAAAGCGCGTGCCGGTAGAAAGCCATGAACTGCGACATCTTCATTCGTAGCTACGAAAAGGATTTTGAGTGGCTGAAATACTGCTTGCGGTCCATCCAACGATTCGCCACCGGATTCAGAAACGTCATTGTTGTGGTGCCAAACGGACAGACGCCTCCTGTCGGGCCAGTTGAAAAGGTATTCTATGTGCATGAAGGATGCGATGGATACATGCACCAGCAGCTAACCAAACTGCACGCGGACTGCTTTTCCGACGCCGAAGTGTTTCTGTTTATGGACAGTGATACCATATTCACTCGGCCAATCTCAGCTCGCGATGCGTTTGCTCCGTGGTTATATACGCCATACGCCAGCCTAAACGATCCAAACACAATGACATGGAGGAAGGTGGTGGAGAAAGCTATTGGCGTGTTGCCGGAATACGAGTTTATGCGGCGACATCCGTTGAGCGTCCAGAAATGGATGCTGCAAGGATTGCGCGATTTCTTCTGGCAAAAGCACGGCATGAGCCTAGAAAGCTACATCATCGCGCAGCCTGGACATGAGTTCAGCGAGTGGAATGTTATTGGAGCGTGGCTGTGGCATTTCCATCGCAGCAAAGTTCAGTGGCAGAACACCGACGAGAAGTTAGGCGTTCCGTTTGTCCATCAGTCGTATTCGTGGGGCGGGCTGACCGACGACATCCGCAACAACCTAGAGGCGGCACTGGCATGAGCAACGTCCTTGTGCTCGTCTTGAGTTCTCGCCGCGAACCGTGGGGCGACCTTATGGACGTTTCCTTGGCGACATGGGACGCTGAACCGCATCCCGATGTGCAGACGCTTTATTACTGCGCCAACGGAGGCAACAAGTTGATTCGCGACAATGTGCGCTATTCGGCAATGGAGGATTCGCTGGAGAATATCAGTCCGCGCACTTTGGAGGCACTGGGGTGGGCGCTGGAACTACCAGATTGGAAGTATTTGGCGCGTCCTAATTCAAGCTGCTACGTCCATAAAGGCAACCTTGCCAAGCATTGTGACACGCTGCCTGAGACGGGCGTTCTGCGCGGAGCATGGACCGGCGGCGACTCAGCTAATCCGTCTGTTGGATTTCTATGGGGAGGTGGGCAATACATCATATCGCGGGACGTTGTGGAGCGAATGGTTTCCGAAGGTGGATGGAAGAATGGCCTTCAAGATGACGAAGCTATAAGTGACTGCGCGCAAGGCATTGGCATTGATATGAAACAGGGGTGCATGTTTACCGCGATTGACGATCAGTTTGATGGAAAGTGGATTTGTATTTGCTACGGGCATGGAGAGCCATTCACCTTCACTGACTTTGCCGACTTAGCAAAAGCTGACGGACATTTTTTCTTTCGCGTGAAGCAGTCTCATAGCCGGAGGCTAGACGAGAAGTTGATGCGCGAGCTAAAGAAGAATCTGCCATGAAGCGCGTCCTGATTTTTGTTATTAGCTGCAATCGGCCTCCATACGATGAGATGATTACCACATCAATGGCTACGTGGGATTCTGCGGAGGTTGAGAATACGGAAACGTATTACTATTGTGGCGGTGGCGGCAAATCGTCAGCCCGCACCATTGTCTTTGATGGAGAAGATGACTTTCACCTTATGGGGCATAAGAATCTTTTGGCGTTTAAGTGGGCGCTAGAGAATAAGCAATGGGACTACATGGCTAGGGTGAACGCATCTTGCTATGTGCATAAACAAAACTTGTTGAATCACGTTCAATTACTTCCAGAAACCGGAGTAATGAGCGGACTTATTTCGGATGGAAATTTTGGAAGTGGGATTAGCTTTCCGTTTATGTGGGGCGGGTCCGGTATGATTATCTCCAGAGACGTTATCCAGCTTGCCGTAGATAATGGCGCGCAATGGGACCATTCATTTGCAGAGGATGTTGCTATGGGAACTCTTGTTCAAAAGCACGGAATCGTATTGGACGGAGCAGGGTCGGCACTCACCATAAATCCAAACAAGGGTGAATACGTTTGTATGTCTTACCGAGATAGGGATATGGAAGTATCAAGCATTAAAGACTTGTCCGAACTAAGCAGGTTTCAAAGCCACCATTTCTTTCGGGTTAAATGCGAAGCCAACAGACCGCACGACGCAGTTTTAATGCGAGCACTAAAGCAATTCCTTATACCATGAACAAATCACTTTCAGAAATTTTCAATCAAATCGGTCATTTCGGTGAAGACATAGGACATAACGATAAAGGAGGGACGCACTCATACGTTGATGTTTATGAAACGCTGCTGGCCCCTTTCCGCCAGCGTTGCGATATAATGGAAATTGGGCTTGCAATGGGTAAATCAATGGAGCTTTGGGGCAAATACTTTGGGGCGGACTGCACTATAACTGGCATGGACCTGAGCCTTGTATTTGATGTTACGCCTTTTGATAGTCGGTTTCGGTTTATTGCTGGAGATGCAACCAGCGCAAAAGTATTGCAGGATATAGGAGACGCAAAGTTTGACATCATTATTGATGACGGAAGCCACATGCAAGCCGACCAAGAGGCTGCATTTCGCCTGCTATCACCGCGAGTTAAGGCTGGCGGCATTTACATCATTGAGGACATTCTTAGCCCAGAATCTAGCGTCCCATCGCTTTGCGCGCTTCATCCAAACTGCGAGGTAATTGATCTGCGAGGAGTGAAGGGTCGGTTTGATGATATGTTGTTGGTTTATCGTTTCTAACTATGAAGATGCTCGTTACTGGAAAAAGCGGATTTGTTGGTCGTCACGTTGTGCGCGAACTGGAAAGCCGGGATGTCGAGATTGTGCCAGACTTCACTGACCGTCCCGAAGCGGTGATCCATCTAGGCTGGGGCCATCTCCCAAACTACGAATCATACTTGCACGCGGCACAGGTCCAGTGGCACCACGGCTTCTTGAGCGCGGTCATTGGCGACGGCATCACAAACATCACCGCAGCGGGAAGCTGTCTAGAGCTGGTTGACGATCCGCCGCCATACGGATTAGCCAAGATCAGCGTTCGCGACGGGTTGCTGTGGCGGCTTCCTACAGCCAAGTGGGTTCGTTTCTGGAATGTCTACGGGCCAGGGCAGCGCGAGGAATGTTTGCTGCCGAGTCTGCGGCGGGCAATGGAGCGTGGCGACGAATCTTTCCAAGTGATTGACGGGATGCGCGATTTTATACCCGTTCAAGATGCGGCACGTAGGCTGGTTGATATTGCACTGCAAGAGGAGGAGTCTGGCGTGTTTGATTGTGGCAGCGGAACCGCTGTTCCAGTGATTGATTTCTGCCGCAAATTCACAGGTGATAGCGCGATCCGACTAGAAACAGGATACCCGATGCCGTCCTACGAACCGAAAGTGTTTTCAATCCGCAACCGCAATGAGCACGGCGATAGATAGCTGCCTGTGCTGCGAGGGGTCGCTGGTTCCTCTGGTAAACTTTGGCCGGATGCCGTTGGTAAATACCTACGGCGTGACGGAAAAGTTTCCGTTAGCCGTAAACCGCTGCAAGGTTTGCTGCCATTTGCAGTTGTCGGAGGCGGTTGATCCGCTGGTGCTTTACAGTGATTACGCCTACTGCTCCGGCACCGGGAAAACCGCATTGGATTTCTTCTCAGGGTTTGCTCGAACGGCGTTGTCCTACGTTCCAAATGCCAAGCGGGTTCTGGACATTGCCAGCAATGACGGAAGCCAGTTGGATGCATTCAAGGCACTTGGGCTTTCAACGGCTGGGGTTGATCCGGCTGCAAATCTTGCCGAGATTGCCGCCGCCAAGGGGCATCTAATTCGCATTTCACTTTTTGAAGATGCAAAGTTCTTGCCGGACCAGAAATTCGACATCATCACCGCTCAAAATGTAGTGGCGCATACGCACCGGCCAATGGAGTTTCTGTCCCGATGCACGGACATTATGCACAAGGATTCGCGGTTGTTCATCGCTACATCACAGGCAAACATGGTGGTGCTGGGCGAGTGCGACACGATCTACCACGAACATATTAGCTACTTCAACGCGGGGTCCATGATGCGCTTGGCCGAACGTGCTGGGCTACGGTTGCTGGACATTGTGATGAACGACATCCACGGCACCAGCTACGTCTTTGTGCTGGGCATTGCTGGCGAACCGTCTGTCCGTGTGGCGCAACGTATACAGTGGGAGAAGGCGGTGGGGTTGACTAGGCCAGGGCTTTATAGATGGTGGAAAACTCATATCGCGGAGAAAATCGAGCGTTTGGGCAGAACGATTGACGGCTACAAAAAGGATGGATTCTTAACTGTGGGCTGCGGGGCTGCGGCAAAAGGCATCTCAATGTTGAACATGGCCGGGGTAAAATTGAATGTGCTGGCCGATAATACGCCGACAAAACATTACAAAGTGACGAGCGGGATGTTGATTATGCCGTTTGACGAGATTGCCAATTTGCAAGAATCCAAAGTGCTGTTTGTGGTGCTAGCATGGAATGTCGGGTTGGAGATTCGTCGCAATGTAGAGCAGATGCGAAGCAGAGCGGGAGATGTGTTTATTGAGACACGTTGAAATAATTGTTGACGTTATTACGGAAGTGCCGTAAAAACAAATCCAGAGGTTCTATTTAGCCGTGCTCCTCCGGTAAAAACTTGGGCTGTATCACAGGGATTGGCCCGCCTGAAACCAAAACGTGCGCCCGCTATCGGCGGGGATTTCGCACGGTTTCACGTCCACAAATACGCAGTTTTACATACCCACTATCATGGCCTGTCCCAATCCGTTTGCAGCAATCCAAATCGCTACCGAGCATCTCGGCAGCGAAATCTATGGTATCCCCACTCCGGCGACACCTTACTTTAACTTCGTCGAACGCGGCGTGTTTCCTCGAAACATGGGCGTTACGATGTCCACCTTCATCGCTGGTCGCGTCGAGCCTGACAGCAAATCTGCTGGCTGGTCTGCCGTTACCCTAGACAGTGCGGGTTCCGGTTCCACCGGCCCGTCTATCACTGGCGGAATCTGCGCGGACAGCTTCACCTCTGTTCCCGTTGGATTTGATACGCTGCAATACTCGCCCCGCAAGCTCCAGCTTCAGGGACCGTCTATTTGCCGCGATACGCTTAGTTTCGCGCATCAGCCCACGAGGTTCATCCAGCAGCACTACATTCCGTCTCTCGCCCACTATGTGAAGCGCAAGATCGATTTGGAGTTCCGCGACCAGATCATCAAGTTCTCCAACAAGATGTCGCTGGCGGCTGGTGGATTCTCCAACGTCGTAACCGCATCTACCAACCCAACCGTCAAGCCCACTTCGCAGTTGAACTGGACTTGGCTGGACGGCGTTGCTGTTCGCCTCATCGGCGACGGCGCTGCCAACTCAGACGGTGAAGAGATTGAGATGGGGCCAGACGGTCCTGTGTTCCCGGCCTTTATCGGCCTGGAGGCACTCAATCGCCTGTTCCAGAACGGTTCGGCTTCTTCGCCAAACGCCTTCCGGCAGGACTTCCAGTATGCTGACTCGGGCAAAGGCGCGATGGCTCAGACTCTGAAATCCATTGGTGCTTCCCGGCAGATCAAAAACTTCCGGTTTGCTCCGGTTGTGAATCCGCCGCGCTTCACCTGGAACAACAGCACGTTGGTCGAGGTTGAGCAATTCGAGTTTGTCTCTGCCACCCACGGCCAGAAGTCCACCGAAACCAGCGCGTATCAGAACGCTGAATACGAAGCCATCGTCATTCCGCATCGTCGCCAGTTCAAGGCGGACATCCTGACTCCTGACTACGCCGGGCTTGATTATGAGCCGTCGATGTGGACGGGTGACTGGAAGTTCATCACTGGCGGCGAGCGTATCGTATCCAACAACGTGTGCTTTGATCCGATGCACAAGTGGGGCGCGCACTTCGCCGAGTTCATCTACGCACCGGAACCGATCCACACCAATTACGGTTGGGTTCTCTTCTACAAGCGTTGCCAGAACGATCAGTCGCTTACGGTCTGCACCAGCGGTCTGTAACCAAAACTAACCATTAACCGGGCGGCCCTGAGCAATCGGGGCCGCCCTTTTGGGTGAAAACTTATGGCGAATATTACCGTAACGCTCTATTGGGACATGGACCTTCGCAAGTGGACAACCACTTTGAACGGAACCACTGAAACGGACCCGATTCAAGGGTTGGTCCAAGGCGACATCGTAAAATTCGCAGTGCGTTTTATTCAGAACGACGTAGCGGTAGTATTAGCCGCACCGGTATTTACGGCATCTGGGATAAAAGCTAGCAACGATTTTACGGGCAGCTACCTGATCCAGCTTTCGGCACCTGTGTTGAGCGACACAACGCTCTACACGTTCACGGTAGACCCGTTGAACAGCGCAAACCTAAACACGTTCTTGCAGACGTATCGGAATACGTGGTGTGCGCTAGAAATCTACGACTCGGCCAACGGCATCCTGACGACTCCGCTGGAACTGCAAATCACACCAGGCTACAGCCTGAGCGGAACTCCAACGGATAATGTGGCTGGCGTTATTGTAGTTGCAGCCGGAAAGACCGTCACCTTCCCGCAAAGCCTAACCTTCCCGAGCGCGGCAGGCACAAACGGCTTCCAGCTTACCACAGATGGCGCTGGCGCATTGACTTGGGCAGCGAGCGGCGCACTAACAGACGGCGACAAGGGCGACATTACGGTCAGCAGCAGCGGCGCTCAGTGGACTATCGACAACGACACGGTAGGGCTATCAAAACTAGCGCACATGACTACCAATCGCGTGATCGGTCGCACGACAGCCGGGACAGGCACACCGGAGCTGCTGACAATCAGCGGCACTGGCAGTGTCGCGATGACCAACACGCCGACGCTTGTGACTCCGGTGCTGGGCGCAGCAACGGCGACTTCCATCAATGGCACGTTCATCGGTAGTTCGGCCAACCTCACTAGATTTGTCAGCATGGCAAGCAGTGTTTCCTACATCAATCTTGAAGGCAATACGTCGGGCGGATACATCGACACATCCGCAACTGTAGGCGGGCCATCATATTCGGGCGGATATATCAGCACAGCAGGCGGACTAACTAGCGTGGGAGGCAACATCAACACATCTGGTTCGGGTGCTGTAGCAGGCGGAAGCATCAACACAAGCGGTGGCGGTTCCATAGTCACCAGCGGCGGCGGCGGCAGCATAGACACCACAGGCAACGGCAGCATCGGGCTGGGCATAGCCGCAAACCGCATCACGCTAGTCGGAACTACTGCAAGCAACGGCAAGACAGCCACCTTCCCCAACGTCACCGGCACCGTAGCCGTAGCAACTACCAGCGCGACAGCTACACAGGCGTTATTTGCCACTGCGACAGCAGGCGCTCCAGCGTATCGCGCCATAGCCACAGCAGACATCGCCACCGCGCTGACCACACCGGGAGCCATCGGCGGGACTACGGCAAGCACGGGCGCTTTTACGACACTCACGCTTCCTGTTAACAGCGCGAACTACGTCCCGACGCTAAACCTTGGTGGAAATAAGGGACTGATAGCGGAGACAAACTATGTCACTGTCGTAAATGGCAGCGCATACATCGTTGCGTTCAACGCAAGCGGATCAATTGTAAACTGCGATCTGGTAGCAAACCCAACCAACTCTAAGTCCTGCGGAACTACCGCAGGCAGGTGGAGCAATGTGTATTCCGTTCTCGGCGATTTCAGCGGTGCGGTGACGTGTTCGACCACCCTAGCAGTCACCTCAACAACCACGCTCACGGGTTTGCTTACGGCCAACGGCGGAATCACCACTAATGGCGGAAACAACTTGTTGACCACAAATCAAGCTTTGAATAGCTACAGCGGGAGTAGCGCTGCAACTTTGTATTACAATACCGATGCACCAGTTAGCGGAGAACCAACAAAATGGATTGCAATTAACGACAACGGAACAACCCGATACATCCCAACTTGGCACTAACTTTATGAAAGACCTATTCACAATCCAAACCGAATCCGGCCAACTCTGGCTCGACATCAAGGCGCAGCTTGACGCGAAAGACGCGGAGCTTGCCGAGATAGTTGCTAGCCACACCGAAGCTATCGCCGCCAAAGACGCGCAGCTAAAAGCACAAGAGGACGAGGCATGGAACGAGACTAAAACCGTTGCCACAAAACACGCCGCCGCTGTCACCGAGCTAGAAGCACAGCACGCCGCTGACCTAGCTGCCGCCGTAGAAGCCGAGGCACGCGCCGTCCACAACCGTCTCGACGCTCTTGTGCAGGCAGGCCAAGAGGCGCACGCAGCAGGCGACCTCGATGCGCTCGGTAGGGTGCTTGAAGCTGCATACGCCCACACCTCCAAGGCGCGAAAGGCAAAGCTGGAAGCAGAACTAGCCGTAGCGCAAGTCGCAGTCAAAGCAGCCGCTGACAAGCTCGCCGCGCTATGACCGACGAACAAAAACACAATCAGGAACTAGGCGACATCCGCATTCTTGTAGAGAAGTGCTTTGCGTTCATCCGCATGGTGCTTGCTCCGCTCATCGCTTTGGGTATCGCTTCGCTCGTCGGAGGCTGCTGGCAGGTGCATGACATGGGCCGGGATTTCAAAAACATGCAGACGCAACAGAGCGAGTTGAACGCGAAGCTGGAGTCCATGAACGAGAAGGTTCTGCGGATGTTTTACGCGGGTGGCTGGGACAAGCGGGACGCGACTGGTCGGACGACCAAAGACGCGGTGCAGTAGAGCGGTCGGCTTTGCTGTTGACCACGGGCGAAACGGTGGCATCATGACCGCGTGAACCCGCGAACTATTAGCCTGCTGTCAACGGCGCGGAATTTAATAGTTTGCACAGTCCTCCTGACATCATGTCAAAGCGCACCAAGCCAAGCTCGCAAGATCATGGGGCCGATAACGAAGAAGACCGCACAGGCAAGCGCCCTAGTCGAGCGGCAGACCGGAAGCATAGCAAGGCTACGGGGAAGCGTGACGGACGCCGTGGAGAC